CATCCATAATAATTTGACCATTTGATAATGGAAAGATATTTTTATCATATAAATAATAACTAAATATTGCATTATCTATTAAATTATCTGAAATAAAATTTAATTCAAAATTTATTGCATCTTTATAAATTCCGTTATTCCAAATTTGTACTGATTTTATTTTTTTCATTTTATATATTTTAATATTGATTACTTGTTTGACCGAAATAAGTATAATCTAAATAAGTAGTCATTGTACTTCCACTATTTTGATAAACTTCAATATTCCCTGCATTTGCTCTTACTTGATAAGAACCACCTCTTAATTGAGTTACTGATTGTGCTGCACTTGCGCCATTATAATAATTAAGTAATATTGAAATACTTGTATAACCAATTGAAGCTGACGGACTTCTTGCGTGTACCATTAAATAATAATTATAAGAAGTATTTGGTAGTGAGCCAATTATAGTCCAAGTTCCTGAAGGTGTTGAAACTGATAATAATTGAGAAAAAATTGTTCCTGCTGAAAAATTTCCTGATACATTTCCAGAACCATTAACTTGCAAATTTCCACCTGTAACAACTCTACCACCATTTGGTTGTAATTGCAAATCATATACTCCTGCGCTTCCGTCTGTTCTTTGAACTTGCATCCAAGTATTACCATTATAAAGACTTCCAATTAATAAACCATAAGCTGAATTACTATTTGAAATATATGCAGAAACAAAAGAATTTGTATTACCCGAAGAAGGTATTGAAGGTGTTCCTGCTGCTCCGTTTACAAGTGTTAAAGTTGCTTTGCTTGTTGTACTTGTCCCAAAATTTGCTAATGGTGAAAATATATTTGAAGCAAATTCAACTTTTGTAGTTTGCAAAATTGTCATTGCAGTATCAAATGAACCTGCATTTCCAACTTTAAATTTTAAATATCCATCATTAATATTTGTAGTACCTAAACCTGCTTCAATTCTTGCTAATTCAAAACCTGTTGAATTTATATTATAAAATCTAATTCCGCCCATTTCAGTATTTGCAGTTAATGGTATTGCATTTATTCTTAAATATGTTGTTGTACCTAAACTGCTAATTTCTAATTTTTCATTTGGTGTTAAAGTACCAATTCCTAACCTTTTACTTGAATCGTCCCAAGATAAAGAAGAAGAAGAAGCAATATTTGTTGTACCATTACCAAATAAAATATATCCTGAATTAAAAGAAGTTTGACCTGTCCCACCATTTGCAACCGGAACTAAACCCGTTAAAGTAGTAAATGATAAATTTGGAATTGTAACTAATCCTGTTGAACGCGTAATTGTCAAAGGCGTATCAATTAAAGCACCTGCATCTGAATAACGTCTTATAAATAAATTTGCACCTGCGTTTGAACCTGATTCTGTACCTGAAACCTCTAAATTTATTCTATTACTATTATCTGAACGAAAAGAAATACTTTTTGCAACAGAAACGTTTGCGTCTAAGTTAGCAATTAATGCAGTTGCGCCGCCGTCAATATGAACTTTTGTTGTTGGGTTTGCAATACCAATACCAAATTCCCCTGTTTGTAAAATTGTAATTAATTCAGCACTATTTGCTTCGCTAAATATTCTAAATCTATGGTCTGACTGAACATTGCCAACTGACCATTTGTTTGTACCTGCACTTGCAAAACCTAAATAAGCATTGTTTGTTGAAGTGCCGTTTATGCGTCCAATAATTCCTGAACCAAAAACGTCCAATGCAGTTGTTGGCGCATTTGTATTTATTCCTAATCTATTATTAGTATCGTCAAAAAATAAGTTTGCATTGTCTTGCGTTAAAGCACCTGAAGTTCCAATAAAAGGAACTGATCCTTGCGTTAATGCAGTCGTAATTGTAAGCGTAGCTACTGATCCAACCAATGATATATTTCCATCAAAACCATTCGCATCACTAAATACCAATGAATTAATAATGTTCGGCGACAATTCTACATAAGCGCTTGTCCCTGTATTCCAACGATATAAAACATTTGTATCTAAAGCAATGTAAATAGTATCAGCAACACCTACTAAAGGAAATGCTGCAAAGTTTGCGTATTCCTCAACCGTTCCCGTAAATAAAGACGCCATTTGTGAAAGCGTAATTTTTTTACTCACTCCTGTTGTAGGATCTCCAATGATAGTAAGGTCATCAAGCGCGGGCGTTAATTCCGTTGCTAATTGGTTTATTTTTTTTGATTCCATTAATAATTATAATTTGAAGGTACTTGACACCTATTGTTAATAAAAGGAAGTGATAAGCTAATATCTAATTTTACTCCCGCTAATAAATCAGGATCACTTTCTGTGTAAAAAGTAACAGGCAAATTTTGGTTTAATGTCCAAGTTACGATCGAATAATCTTCAGGGTATCTTAATTGCGCTACAATATCCCCCGCCACCTGTGTCATATCAGATAAAACTTCTGTTTCGTTTGTTTCTTCCATTAGCATACGATCCATAAAGTAAAGACTAAATGAATAAGCTATTTCTTTTGCACCAAAACTCGCACCTGTTAAAGTCATAAACATAGCAGGATAAGTAACCTCACCATTACTCAATCTTTCCCAAACGTCCCCGAAATAAACAAAATTAATTTGTTCGTGGTCGTTGCCTATCGTTGTTAGTTCTTTGACTATTTGGTTTAATGTCATTCTTTTTTTCTTTTGCCAAATAAACTTTCAGCTTATTTTGGTTTTTAATAGTTACTTGTTTACTCATATTTAGCAGCAACCAATATTTCCTTGATACCTTTCTTCAAATGTTTTTTTGTGCTTGCCTTCATAGTCATCATTACAACAGGCATCACCTAACCACATTGAAACCGTGTAACCTTCGTTATCAGGTTTGATTGAATCAATCCCGCTTCCGAAATTTAAATAATTAGGATATAAAGCGTTGTTTTGTTTTAAGTATTTAATAAGTCTTTGCTTGTAAAATTCTGCTCTTGCTCTGTATCTATTCGCAACGTCAATCATATCCTGCATAGACGGGTTTTCTTGATTCTCACCCGACTTTCTGATCAATCCTTTATTATAGAATTGATATGATAAACCTTGTGGTAATTCTGACATTACAAAATAGATCAAACAATCCACAATATAGTCATCTAATAAAGTAGTTTGTAATTGAGTATATGTATTAGAATCAACCGCATCCTGTAATTCATTGTAAAGCGCTGAACCCAAAGCAGGCAAAATATACATATCCTGCGCCGTCTTAATTTCAGGCAAAACTAATTTTTCATCTACGTTTGCGTGCAATCCTGTTCTATCTTTAATTGATTGAACTGATATAAATAATGTGTTCTTACTCATTCTATTTTCTTGTTACTATGTTTGAAATCCATTCGTGCCTACAACTTGGTGAATGATTGCCGTCCGGTTCTGTCCACCAACCGCCACCACGATCGAATACAGAATAACCTAAACGCGCACTAATTGTTTCTATTTCAGAACGGCTATACATCTTTCCTGCCTCTAATAAATATTTACAAAAAGGTCTGCTTGTCTCGATTAATGGCGTAGTGGATTTACTTTTATTTGAAATGCCAAACTCCTCTTTCCATTCATAGGAATATCTAATTAATAATTCCTTTGTCTGTGGTTTAATCTTTACTAAAATATCACCTAAAGGTGCAGTCAAAATATGCTCTGTAATTATATTTTCATCATATCCTTCGCCGATTGAATATTCTTTAACTTCAACGTATCCATTTTCAACCAAAGTTTTTATAACTTGATTAATTGTTTCTACGCTTTGATCAAGTGAAACGGCTAAAACTTCAGGCGTTATTCTTTTATCCTTAGCCATCAAATCAAGTACATTGGCTTGTAATTGGTTTACCTCTGCAAACATTTGATGCTCTGAATCGTCATTAAAGCGCTTTCTTTGCTTCCAAACATTAAAAGTATCCTTTGCCTCACCAAACTCAAAAAAGACGCTAAAATCGTCCTTAAATTGCGCTTGTTGGGCAACAGGTTGGTATTTAGTCATATCAATTCCCGCCTTTTCAAGTAACCATTCTTTTGGCGCTATTTCTTTTAATAAGTTTTCAGTAAACTCGAACCCAATAGGCTCTGTTGGAATGATACTTAATTCAGGTTCTGCAATACCTCTAAATTTAGCAAGCATATTGAATACACTTTCAAGGTGCATCTGCTTACTATTTACATAAGTATTTTTAAATATTTCATAACCATCACGCATTTCGGAACGGCTGCCTAATTTTCCCGCCTCTGCAATACCAAAGATTGACGGCGTAGTAATTTGATGACCGCTAAATATATTAGTTTGGATTAAAGAATCCACGCGACCAAAGTCCTCTTTTGTAATATCTGAAGTTCCTAAATCGTCAACTATTGGCTTTCTTTGGCTATCATTTACGAAAGCTAAAATAAACTTTTTGCCATCTGATCCGCTAAATCTATTTGTGAATCGCTTTTCAATATTACGCTTTTCTTCATCTGAAGGTTCACCATTTGGAAGTGTGATTAATTTGCTCGCACTGAATCCTGTTTGTGCATTTCCTAAAACGTGCTTAGAAACTTCAATATCTGATTCTATGTAATTAAGCGCACCAAAATAACCCGGCAATGAATAATAACCCATATTTGGACGATATTCTTTCACATAAAGGATCTGCTTGCCAACAGGATTAGCAGGATTAAAAGCGCCGTAAACCATAGGCTTTTCGTTCCTATCAGACCATTCTTCTTTATACCAAAATTGTGTATTGTCTTTATTAGTACGAACTTTTGTATAATCACAATGCCATATTTCAGCTAATTGCTTTGTAACTGACCAAATGATTTCTAAATAATAGCCGCCAAATAATTCAGCATCTAAAGATACTTTACGCGTTAGATCTTCAAGACTTTCCATTCTATTAACCTTCTTTATAAAGGTTTCT